GCTCTGCTGCGGCGTCCGGCTCTGCTGCGGCGCTGAACGCCATCATTTCATCGTCGCCAGGCCCAGGCAGCAAGCCGTTGTCCGTGGATGTGGCTACGTCTTTGACGATTAGGCGCATAGCCTCCAGCGCGGCGGCTCTTTTGGGGTCAACTGCGCCGCCGGGGATATATTCCCCAATGGCATAGTCCCGGTCAAACCGTACCGGCCTCAACGCGACGAAACCCGGCTTAGGTTTACTCAAAGGCATGGTTCCGCCTCCTTACACCATCGGAGTATTGCCGACGCAATCTCTGCAATAGACGGCCAGGTCTGTGGAAACCTGCTGCATATCAAAGGAGCAAAGGGCCTCCACAACCTCGGAGTGGGTGGCCGGAGCGCCCAGGAATTTTGTCACGGCCATGTGCTGGCCGCTGCCCAGCATATCCCACGCGAAGATATAACCGGCGGACGGCTCGTCAATGGCCGGGGATTTGGCAGCGTAGCAAAGCAACATTCCGTTGGCGTCGCAAACGTATTCCATCTGCGCGGCCTGTCCCATATCCGCGCTGTTGTATGTGGATTCCAGCACCAGCACTTCATCCACGCCAAACAGATCTGCCAACAGCTTTTCATTCACAGTGCCAGAGAAATTTGTGTTGGGGCTGTACTTGATGCGCTCCAGAATAGACGGGTTGTTTTTCAGCGCCACAAAGGTATTTGCGCCCAGGGCCAGCTTGTTGGGCTTGCGGCGTCCCTCGCGCTTCATCTCGGCTTTTAGGTTGTCGATGAACTGTACCGGGTCGCTGTTGGCGTTGTCGAAGGTATAGAACTGTTTGCCGCCGGGCCTCTCGCCCACGCCCTCATATTCATTTGCCCACACGCCGGGTTTAAAGTACTTTTGCGCGAACATATAATCCATGAAAAGGTTGGTCTGCTCCGCCGCCGTTTTGGCCTTTGCCACTTTCGGGTCTGCCGCGCCAGGAGCATGAGCGCGGCTATAGGCCAGCGCAGAAATCTGATCGACGCCGTACAGGGCCTGGTATACTCTGGTGCTGTAGCTGGCCTCTTCCTGCGAAAACAGGGCCGGGGCCACGCTGCCAAAGGCGGGCTTTTCGTCCATGGTCACGCGGGCCAGGTCGGCTTTGTTGAACTTGTAATACTTGCTCATAGGCAAGGATACCGGCACAATCGGGAACAGTTTCCGGGCCACAAAATCATCCTGCTGCTGGAACTGCGCCACGGAAATATTGGTCAAATAGATATTGGGCTTCCAGGAGCCGTCTGCGATTGCTTTTGCAATAGATTCGTTTGTCAGGTTCATTTTTCAAATTCTCCTTTTCTTTAAGCGGTCGCTTGTCCGCCCTTCAAAATCTCAATTCCAAAAATAGCGCCTGCTTCCCAGGACGCGGCTGTGCTGGCGGCTCTATCGATAATGGCTTGGCCTGCGATATAGTTGCTGTTTTCAGCTAAGACAAATGTTCCGTCGGTGTTTACGGTCAGCATATCGCCCGCCTTGATTGTGACGCCTGCCACGGCCTTGCCCTTGCCGCAAGTCTGAATTGTCACGCTGTCGCCCGCCTGGACGGTTTCCGCCGTCTGCAAAATGAGAATACCCAGCATGGGTTCTCCCGTATTGTTGCAAAGGACAATTTTGCCGTTTTCGTCGTATTTGACGGCCTTGCCTGCGCCGCCCGCAATGTCGGCGGCTGCAATGCCAGTCAGCGTCAAGCTGTTGTTAATAGATGTTCCAATCATGTTTTTACCTCCTTATTTCCGTTTGCCGGAATATTGGTCAAGGTTGGGGTTGGTCTCGTAGGCTTTGACAACGGCCTCAGCATAGGTGATTTTGGGGTCGGCTTTCTGAATCTCCGCCACAATGCCGCCAAGGTCGGACGCGCCCACGGCCCGGCTGCTGCCATACTCCTTGAAAACGCCGCTGGTATTGGTGATCTGCACTTGCTCATCCAGCAGGGCAACATAGTCGTTGTAATGCTGCTCGCCAGCCTTTTTCAGCTCGTACAGCTTGCCCGCCAGCTCATCAGCCTTTTTGCCGATAGCCTCATACTTCTTTGCAACTGCGGTCAGCTCGTTCATCTCCATAGCCTTTTTTAGCTCGGCCACTTCGTCCAAAGCCTTTTTCACCTCGGGGTGCATTTCAGCGCCGCCGCTGCCTGTGTCTGCGTCTGTGCCCGCGTACTTCTTTTCCAGCGCCGCAAGCGTGGCTTGGTCTTCGGCGCTCATTTTTGCGATATCGATTGCCATATTGAAATCAGCTCCTTTTCTTACTGCCGGGCGGTCTTCCCCGCCGTCTTCGTCTTCATCGTCTTCATCGTTGTAGTAGTCTTCGTCTTCATCATCGTCGCCGCCGTCTTCTTCGTCCGGTTCTTCGTCGTCGAAATCCTCATCTTCGTCAAATTCGTCGTCATCGTCCGGGCCGTCGTCTTCATCCTTGAAAACGCCGGTGGCGCGGCTCCATTTTTGGATACCCTCGGTGGCGTCCATAGTGAAATGCTGCAAGCTCTCGGCCATCATTTCAGACTTTTCGACGGCGGAAAGAGAATCGTCCGCGATAATGCTTTGGATACTCTTTTCGACTGCCTGCGTCATGGTATGCAGGTCTGCGGCGCTGTCCGCCTTTGTGATCGTCGTGTTTTGGGCCTCTTTCACAGCCTTTTCAACGCGGCTTAGAAACCGCTGAAACAGGCCGTTTTCATTCTGGTTCATGCTTCTCCCTCCTTTCTCTTGAGAATCAGCGCTCTTGAATAGCTTGATATCAGCCATTGGGTTAGCGCCCCTTTTGCAAAGGTCGACCGATGTAAGCTCCATGTCTTTCAGCTTGTTTGCCATGTTCTGCGCTCCTTTCTGTGCACAACAAAAACCGCCCGTAAAGGCGGCTTTTGGTGTTGTTATATGAAAAAAGGGAAGCGCTGCGGCTCCCCTGTGGTCGGACGGACTATATTGTGGTGACAATTTCATCGTCTGGGTGGTCGTTTATTTCCTCTTCGGTCTCTGCCACCCATTTTTCAATGGCCCTCTTGAGTTTTTCCGGCGCGTTTGGTTTCGCTTTAGGCTTCCAGCCGTCAGCTTCCCAAAAATCCTTGTTTTCGGGTTGATGCAGAAACTCAGGCAGTGCAATCATTTTCTTTCCTCCTATTTTCTATAATATCCGCTGGCCTTAACCAGCTCCAGCGCTTCTTTACGAGGGGATTTGGCGCAGTTTACCTCGGCAAAAGCCTCCGCAAAGGCTTCTCCAGGATTTTCTTTTGAATAATCACTGATTGTAGCCGACAATGTTTTTCCAGATATATTCATATTCTGGGCGGCTTTGCTCAGCCATTCGCTTTCAATCTTGACGTTTCGCCGCTGATTGATAAATTCTCTTTGCTGCTCCGCGTCAAAAATTGCCGCCGTCTTAATCCCCATTTGCTTCATCGTGGCCTGCGCGGCCAAGATGTGGCCATACTCATGCCAAATGATAGAATTTGCGGTTGTTCCTGCTGGGTGGTATCCGCCATCAACATCAATTTTATAACTCTTTTCCAGCACAGACAAGCCTTGTCTATATTGGGTAGAGGCTATTTCAAGATTCATACTGCCGTCTGACCGCGTACGGATCTGCGCATAAGTACGTTGTTTGGTTGTCGTTTTCAGCACCTGCACGGCCCCTATGGTCTCCGGGTATTTCGCCTGTATGCTGCTGATCTGCTCGTTGATATGGTTGATTGTATCGATATCCAGCTTTGTCCCATAGCTGACTGTTTGGAATCCAAGCTCCTTTTGCGCATATTCGACAGCTTCCTTTTTCGTCTTGGCGGGCTTGAATTCGCTCTTAGGCGGCTCTTTGCGCTCCGCCTCTTTCCCGTGTTCCGCCGCTAGGCGCTTGGCCTCATCATACGGTATAGGGTGGTATCCAGCCTTGCCGCCAGCCGTGCCCACGTTGACGAACTTGCCGCCAACCTCGCCCTCCACACCCTCTTTCTTGCGCCGCTCGTTTTCGCGGGCAATGGAGCGCTTGGCCTGCGTCGGGTTGCTACCGGGGCTGAACGTGACAAAGGCGTTGCCCGTCGAAAATCGGCCCAGCTGGTCGTGATATGGGTTGAACTTTTCAAATTCTATTATACTACCATCTTGTTTGAGAAATTCAACCCTTTGTACCGATTTTTCCGGTATTTCGGACGATTTTTCTATCCGTTGTATTGCTTTCATCCATGCGCCGTTGTT